CATTTCTTGTCAACCAAAAGACCTGGCTTGCCTTGTATCAATCTGTTCATAGGCATAGCACCCGCCTCTCTTCTAACTCTAAAATCGTTAGTTGCGGTTGGCCTTGCTGATAAACCAATAGATCTTAGATGATCAAATGCTGTAACTTCGTAGATCTCGTCTCTCTTTTGACCTGCTGGATCGCCCCATATCATGACATCATACTTGGGAAACTTTTGTGCTAACTCTGTTTTGAGCAAGGTCCCAAACCTTTCTAAACCCATATCAAACGTAACAAGTTCATCTAAGACAACCCATCTGCCGTTTGACAGTCTTTGGCCAAATACAGCTGCTGGTGTCAAACCAAAGTCAACGCCTACCTGTATAGGGTATTGTGGATCAGGCTCTAGGGTATCTTGAGCCATAATGTTGTCGTCATACTCAGAAATGACAGGCTTGCCTTCTTGCACATAGGTGTACAAGCCCTGTGCATAGCAACGAATCCAGTCAATATTTTTACCAAGAAGGGTTTGCTCGTAGTACCCATTGGGCAGATTGACTTTGTTTTCTGTGTTTGGGTTGACCATCCACCACTTGTTAGCGCTAAATACAAACCCGTTTGCTTCTGGGTTTTCTGGTAGATCGTCTTTTTTATACTCTTCGACAGCGCCAGGTTGTTTGAAAAACTTCCAAGCATAGCGCCCTCTCATCTTTTCTTTTTCTGCTAGTCGATACCACCAATGGTCGTCGTCCATAGGGTTTGTGTCCATAATGATCCCACGCCACGGTTTTGCCCCTCCATCGGATAGTGTGGGGTATCTACCTACCCTGTGCGTTAAACCATCTATAACGGCTTTAGGAAGCTCTCTAGCCTCGTTTACCCAGGCACCCGTCAATTCCATTGATAAAAGTTTCCTAACGTCTTTTGGCTGGTCTAGGGCTAAAAATATAACCTCGCAGTCGATTCCAGGCGCTCCGTCTCTAGATGGTAGTTTGATATGGTGTGTTAGAGGCGGAGACCACCTGAAAGCGCCCCAAATGTTCTCAGGGAATAATTCTTGCCAAGTCTTAATGGTGGTTGTTCTAAGCTCTGGATATGAGTTTCTGACAACAACAAACCTGCTGTATTTGATACCGTCTCTAGGACTAGCTACTTGTGATACCGCTTTGAGCATAATCTCTGCTGCACAAGCATAAGACTTGCCAGATCCTACAGGCCCCATGATACCTCTTACAAAAGACTTATCTTGCAGAAACTTCCAAACCATAGGAGATCCTGAGAAGTTAAGTTTGAGGTTGGTTATAGCGTCATTCATAGTTTTCTAATTCTTCAAATGATGATACTGTGCTTTCATAGTTTCTTAGGTTTTCAAACAAGCTTTGTATCCTTGTTTTATCAATCAAACTTTGCCCTGATATTATTCTTCGGTATTTTTGTAATGGGAATCCTGTCACTCTTGCCCCATCTTTGTCTGGAATCCTATTTTTTAGAATCAATTTTAGCGCTGTAGCCTGTTCGTCAGCTGTCAGCTTTCTCGTCCATTTGTCTACCATCTGGCCCCTGCATTACGATACCGACAACACTTGGTTTGTCCATATCTTCTTGTTGTTCTAATAATCCTGATGCTTTGGCTAATATTCTAAGTACTGCTACCTTGTCATGCAGTTCGACTTCCATTTGAGGCCCCGCTGATGTTTGTACCAATTTTATTTTTTTTATAGCCTTTATGGCTGCTTCTGGAATATCTTTCGGATCTTTTACCGTCATTGTGCCTAATTCTGTCCAATGCACGATGTCTGTAATATTGGCCCTTGCAACATCCAAGAGTTCTTGAGCCACCCCGTCTTTGTTTTGTTCTATGATCTCAGATTTCTGAATCCTACGCTGGACAACCCTTACTCCGCCAAATCTATCTAGCGGAGGCTTGGTTATCCTTTTTTTAGCTGTAGTTTTTTTCATTCAAAAGGGTTACCGCTGTTTTCTTCTACGTTGTTGAATACACGCATAAAAGCCATTTGATCACCCTTATTGTATTTTGCTTCCTCTGATCTTTTGTAAAGCTTGATGTCAGATGCTCCTGGAACAGGAATTGCGCAGCCTTTTTCTTTATCCCAGTCTGAACCAGGCCATATTTCTATTACTAGCTCAGTTCCTTTGGCAATATTGAGATCTTTCATGATCCTAAACTGCCTATTACTAAATTTTGGACCTGCCATGTTTTATACCTCTTAGTTTATTTCCTGGCTCTAGTATACCATTTCATGAAAAAATGACCAAAAAATTGTGTAAAAGGCCCCTATATATATACCGCAGGGGGAGGGGGAAGGGGTGTATTTTATAAAATAAGTATTTCCGCAATCCCCAGGCGTGTATAAACTGCATACGAACCTTAACGCTTTATACGCTTGAGTCCCCTGCCTAGCTTTTTAAGCATAGCTTCTGCCCTTTGTGCCTTGTCGTTCTTGTTCTGTTTGAACAATGCATCCTTGAAGAACACCACAGACTTAGGGCTATCCAGGTTATTGCTACGTCTCCACAGCATTACGTGCTTCATTCTCTTTACAGCATACTCAGGATCAAGGCCTTGCTCCAACCATCCTGCAACAATCTTGATATGTTTCTCATCGTACACACGTACTTGTCCGTATATCTCTTCAGACAAACGTACGAATTTATTCAAAAGGTTTCGCCCTATAGTATATATATCATTGTTAGTTATGTTGTTATGTATGTACTCTGGGTGCATATCTGAATATGCATTAGGATGCATAACTTCCTTATTCTCAATAGGTTTATTACTCTGTTTGGTTGGTGTCTTCTTTACCTTTGCTTTTGGATCATTGAGTGGGCCAGCTGGAATCTCAGGCTTCTCCTCAAAGGATCTGTCTTGTACTGTAGCAATAGCTGCTGCATCTGCCTCTACAATCTCAGGATCAAACACCATAAAGTATTTGTTGCCCTTCAGTCCTGGATGTTTCCTAGCATATCGAATGTAGTCCCATTGGATTAATCGCTTGATATGTCTAGATACAGTTGATTGACATAAGTGTAAGTCTCTAGCTATGGTGGATTGATTGGGCCAGCAAACGCCCTGCCTTGATGTGTAGTTCCCAAGTGCTGCCAATACTCTAAATACAGAGGGATGGTCCTTGAATCGTGGATCTACTATTGCTCTTTGTGGTAGTACACAGAAATGACCAGGTGTCTTGCCCTTGCCGTAGTCTACCCTGTTGTCGTCTTTCATTTTATTTCTCCATGTTATTTCGTCTTATTTCAGTTATGCATCAATAGTGCATAATTAGTTGTTGACAATATCAAACTGTTCCTGTATTGTAAATGGTGAACGGATGTTATCTGTTCAATGAAATAAAATAGGAGAAACAAGATGAAGAGAGAAGACGCACAATACCCAATGAACATTCATGGAGAGATCATGAAAGATTGGAAGACAACAACAGGATCACTCTATGATCCACACAATGTTTCACGTGAAACGATCAATGAGTTGCTTGAGGAAAGGAATAGATTAACTTTTGCATACACTCAAAGTAAGAGAAACAAAACAAGGCTAGGCAATATCAACAAACAGATCTATCAAATAGATTTAGCTTTGGCTGATCTTGGCTATGAAGAGAAAGCTCACGGCTTTATTGACTAGAGGTACACCATGCATCAAGTAAAAGTAAATAAATATTACCACGGTATGTTGTCTGTAAGAGACTATGACTGTGAGAAGGCCATGAAGATGGGCGGACTACAGATCATACACAAAGGTAAGATTGTATTGGAGGTTGGCCCAGCATCGCTGGGTTCAGCCCTGATCAACAATAAAAACAAACCAACAAAATCTAAGTTCCCGCCGTACAAAACGTACAGATTGGTTGACTTTAGATTTACACAGAAACAAGAAGCTGGAGAACAGCAGGAGTTATTATGACAGAGTCAGAAGCATACGAGGCGCTACATCTGCTGAACACAGGCATGTGGTTACAGCTCGAAGGATCAACAGGTAGATACATTGCAAGTCTTAAAGAAGCTGGTCTATTCGTTATTGATGAAGAGGCTACGAGCGAGCAAGGCGCTACCGTATTTGAGGACGGATATGGCAGGACCATTGCACAACCAAAGTACAAGATTGACAATGATGTTTTAGTTGACATGCGTACACCTAGCATGTAATACTGCAATAGCATTGAATGGGTGGATAGGTTTCCTGTCCACCTCTAACAAGAGGAAATAAAATAATGAAACACGTAATAGCACTAGTAAGAGTCAGCACAGACAAACAAGACGTAGCCAACCAAAGGTTTGCTATACAACAAAAATACAAAGATCATGACATTCTCTGGTTTGAGGAAGAGGGTATCTCTGGAGCTACAAGATTCAGGAACAGGCCCGTGTTGCTTGATGCAATCAAGACAGCAAAAAGACTCAAAGCACCGTTTGTTGTGTATTCATCTAGCCGTATTGGCCGTACTTATGAGGTTGGCCAGTTTCTAGAAGACAATCAGTCCATGAAAATAGACATGCTTGACAGCCCAGATCTTGATCAAAAGCTTGCAGGTTTCAAAATTGCTATGGACAGAATGGAAAGGTTGCAGATATCAGAGCGTACTAAGGCTGCATTAGCCCGTATAAAGGCTGAAAACAGCAAAAAGCTAGGCAACCCTACCAATTTACTATTAGCGGGTGAAAATGGCCGTAAAAAGCAAATACAGAACGCTGATGGGTTTGCCAAAGATATGCTATGCATCATCCAAGGTATCAAACAGGCGGGCATCGTATCTCTCAGAGGGATAGCTGATGCTCTAAATAAACGTGGTGTCAAGACTTGGAATGACAAAGCTTGGTACCCAACAACAGTAAAAAACTTACTAGCGAGGACATAATGAGTGATCAAATAAAAATGGTATCTAAGGTTTCGGCATTGTTCGACATCATGTGTGAAGGCGACAAGCAGAATCCAA